CAACCCCAACCCCGAAAGCAGCGCCAGAGCCAACCTGGAGGCCAGGGGAAGGGCCAAGGCAAAGGCGGGCAACAGGGCAAGGGCAAGCAGCAGGGCCAGGGCGGGGCCGGTGGCTATCAGAGCCCGGTCGCCGTCCAGGATGCGCTCCAGCAGTCGCCGGCGGAGAAGAAGGCGTCACAGCAGGAATGGAAAGTGGCTGTTGTCCAGGCGGCCAATGCCGCAAAAATGATGGGCAGGCTGCCGGGCGAGCTAGCCAGGATGGTCAAGGAAATCACCTCTCCGCCGATGGACTGGCGGCGGGTGCTGGCCGATTTCCTCCAGCACGCCAGCCGCAACGATTACAACTGGTGTCGGCCGAACCGCCGACACCTTCAACGGGGCATCATTCTCCCCAACCTCTACAGCCGCGACCTTGGCGAGGTGGTGATTGTGATTGACACTTCCGGCAGCATCGACGAGCCCGCCTTGAACAGCTTTGCCGCGGCCGTGAGCGACATCCTGGAGGCCTTCGACGTGACGGTCCGCGTGGTTTACTGTGATGCGAAAGTCCAGGGCGTTGAGGAGCACTGCCGGGCCGACCTTCCACTGAAGTTTGAGCCGAAGGGTGGCGGCGGCACTGACTTTCGCCCGCCCTTTGCGTGGGTTGAGGAGCAGGGCCTTCAGCCCACGGCGCTGATTTACTTCACCGATCTGATCTGCCGGCGGCATCCGCCGGACCCCGGCTATCCGGTCCTGTGGCTCGTATGGGGCACGCACTACCGCGAGGTCAGGAAGCCCGTGTTCGGAAAGATACTGCCCATGGAGCCGGCAAGGGCGCCGGCCCAGGCGGGCTAGGAAGGAGACGGTGAGACATGGCACTGACGAACAAGGCGGCGGTCAAGGCTTTCATCCTGGAGAACGCCCAGCGGTTGCGCCCGGGCTGGGACTGCACGCGGGTTGCCCGGGAGGCGCTGGAGAACTATGATCGGCGCCTGGCGGCGATGATTCGCGCGGACATCCGCAGCCACCCCAGCGGTTGCGGCAAGACTTTTCGGCCGTAGGACAGGAGCTTGTCATGAGAGATGATTGGCTCTATGACCGGACCCGTGTTTGGTGGTCCGGCTGCGGGGCGGGGGCGCCCGGCAACGCGATTGCCGAGGACGAGGACCTTGGCGTTGCGGTGGTCCTGTTCGCGGAGACCTACGGCCGCCTGCCAGACCGCTACGAGCGGCTGGGATTCCGCCGGGGCTGCCTGGTCCCGGAGTTTTACGGGCGGTCTGTTTTTGGGCTTGACAGGGCAGAAGCAATCGCATATACTGAGCCGCGAGATGGGCAGGATGCGAACTGATTGGATCGGACTTGCGATTGGCTGTGGTCGTCTGGTGTGGGCGATTGTGGTAGCGGCGATTCTCCTGTTGGCTATTCTGCGATTGTGCGAGTGAGGATGCGGGATGGGCGTTGAGACACAATGCGACATACGGATGTTTGGCCAGCGCGAGATTCGCGAGGCGAAGGAGCACGCGCGGGCCGGCGGCCAGGCCCTACACGTGTGGCGCTGTCCCGGCGGCTGGCCGGGGGCGCCGGCGTGTTTTCGCAAGGCCGCCGAGCGGGGCGAGCCATGGGCGCATCTCTTTGACGCCGACCCAGTGAGGCTGGTGGAGACGGCCCATCGCCTCGGCGTGCGCATCGTTCGCCTGCATGGCGACGGCTCGCCCTACCACGTGGACCTGTGCGGCCGGCCCCTAGAGAAGGGGATGGGCCTCTGCGGTGCGGATGCGCCGCTGGAGACGCTTCGGCAGCTTCCACTCTTTGCCACGGGTGCATGATGCCCGAGGAGCGGTACACGACGGAGAGGTTTCGGCACCGGCTGCGGGCCGCCCGGCAGAAAGTCGGCTTGACTCAGGCGCAGGCGGCCGAGAAGGCGGGCTTTGAACAGCCCCTCTGGAGCAGTTACGAGCGGGGGCTCAGGGTTCCGAGCATCTCTCAGGTCTACCGGATGGCCGCGGCGATGAAGATCAGCCCGAAGCGGCTCATTTGAGGGGCAGATTGTTCCATATCTGTAACGCGGGGGCGGATTTTGTGCCTTGACGATGGTTCTGATCTGCCGGACGATGGCCCGCGGAAACGACGATCCCGTGTGAGATCGGCGATGTATAGCAAGAATCAAATATGATCGCGAGTGGCAAGGTGGCGGGGGCGCCAAAGCCCGGCGCCCCCATGCCGAGCCGCGACTGACAATCGAGAATGCCCGCGAACCGGGCCGGCCAGCCCGGAACGTGTGAGAGAGACACGTTGCCCCACCTTCACCTGCGCAGGTGTGGAGGTGGGGTTTTTCGTGGGGCGAGAGAGAAATGGCTGACAAGCTCACAAGCAAGATCACGGAGGCGGCCGGCGGACCTCGCCGGGTGCAGACCCGTGGCTTGACAGTGGAGCAGCAGCCTCTCCCGGACCTGATCGCCGCCGATAGGCATTTGCGGGGCACTGCTGCCGCCAAGAAAGGCCTTGGCGTTCGCCTTGTCAAGCTCACCCCCCCGGGAACCACATGAGTCGCGCAGCCCACAACAGCACCGGAGTTGTAACGGCCGAGACTTGGCGGCGCGGCTCGGCCGAGATGTTTCCCGCGCTGTCGCGGCGGAGGCATGGCGTGGCTGTTCGCCGGGCGACCGCCCGTTATGACGCGGCGCAGATCACCGCGGACAATACGCGGCACTGGGCCAATGCCGATGCGCTTTCGGCCGATGCGGCCAACAGCGCCGGTGTTCGCCGGCTTCTCCGCAACCGGGCGCGCTACGAGGTCGCGAACAACAGCTATGCGAAGGGAATGGTTCTTACCCTGGCGAATGACCTGACCGGCACCGGCCCCCGCCTGCAATGCCTCACCGAGAGCGACCGCTTGAATCGCGAGATCGAGTCGCGATGGAAAGTGTGGGCGAAAGCGATTGGCCTTGCGGCCAAGCTGCGGACGATGCGCCACGCGCGGGCTTCGGACGGCGAGGCGTTCGGCCTGCTGATTACCGAGCCGGACCTGCCGACGCCGGAGACGCTCGATGTAAAGCTGATCGAGGCGGACCAGGTTGCCACGCCGACGCCGTGGCTGTCGGCCAATCAGGTCGATGGTATCGAGCTGACGCCCACGGGTCGGCCCCGGGCCTACCATCTCTTGGCCAGCCATCCGGGCGCCACCTGGAAGCCGTCGCTGGGCTACCGCACGGTGTCCGCCGCGGCCGTGGTGCACTGGTTTCGGGCCGACCGGCCCGGACAGCACCGGGGCATCCCCGACATTACGCCGGCCTTGCCGCTGTTCGCGCAGCTTCGCCGCTACACGCTGGCCGTTCTGGCCTCGGCCGAGACGGCCGCGGAGTTTGCGGCCGTGCTCTATACTGATGCCCCAGCCGACGACGAGGTTGACCACGACATCGCAACGATGGACGTGGTGGAGTTGGAAAGGCGGATGGCGACGGTGCTTCCCGAGGGCTGGAAGCTGGGGCAGATCAGGGCCGAACAGCCCACCACAACTTACGCCGAGTTCAAGAAGGAGATTCTCAACGAGATCGCTCGCTGCTTGAACGTCCCCTACAACGTCGCGGCGTGCAACTCCGCCGACTACAACTATGCCTCGGGGCGCTTGGACCACCAGACCTATCACCAGGGCATTCGCGTTGAGCGCGAGAACCTGGAGGCCGTTGTTCTGGATCGCATCCTGATGGCGTGGCTGGCCGAGGCCGTTCTGTTGGAGGAGAACGCGCTGCCGGCCGAGGCCGGGGTGTCTTTGCCACACCAGTGGTTTTGGGACGGTATGGAGCACGTGGACCCGGCGAAGGAAGCGGTGGCCCAGGAGAGGCGGCTGAAGAACAACACTACCACGCTGGCAGACGAGCACGCCAAGCAGGGCAAGGATTGGGAAACGCAGCTTCGCCAGAGGGCGAAGGAAAAGAAGCTGATGCAGGAATTGGACCTGGAGCCGGCCGAGAAGCCCACCCCGGTCGAGAAGAAGGGAGCCGTGAGTCATGCCGTTGCCTGAGAGGCGAAAGGGCGAGCCTCACGAGAGCTTCGTTGTCCGTTGCCTGGCCGACGCGGAGATGGTTCGCGACTATCCCGACCTGGAGAAACGCCGGGCCGCCTGCGAGAGGCAGTGGTTCACGACGGAGGCGAGCGGGGGGGCGGACCTCTTGACGGCCGCCGCCGCGAGTGAGGGCGTGAGTATCGAGGCGGCGGCGGGGGAACCGACCGGTCCCCGGAAGATCACGCTTCGCGCCTACAACGGCGGGCCTATGAGGATCATCGGCTTTCCGGCGCCGGTGCTTGTCGATCTTGTCGGCCTGCGGTCGCGTGGCAAACGGCCGATCCTTCACGAACACAGCGCCTACCGCCCTGTGGGCCACACCACGGATGTTCAGATCAGCGCGACGCGCGTTGTGGCGATTGGCCTGGCCTCGGGCGCCGGGCAGGTGGTTCGCGACATTCTTGCGGCCGCGGACAACAAGTTCCCCTGGAAGGCGAGCATCGGCGTGGACATCGAGCAGCTCGTCTTCCTGGACAAGGGAGAGAAGCTGGACGTCAACGGCCGCAGTGTGACGGGGCCGGCCTATGTGATTCGGCGCGGCCTGCTGCGCGAGATCAGCGTTGTGGCCCTGGCGGCGGATGATACGACTTCGGCGCGGCTTGCCGCGAGCGCGGGCATCGTACAAACCCTCTTGTCGGAGACGAGAATCATGGACGAGTTTGAGAAATGGCTGACGGCAAACGGACACGACCCCCAGGCACTCGACGCCGAGGAGCGGGACGAACTGAAGGCGAAATGGGAGGCGCAGAAGACCCCGCCTTCCGAGCCCGCCCCGCAGCCCGAGGCGCCCACGCCGCCGGCCAAGGCAGAGGCGCCGCTGGAGGCCTCGGCCGCCCAGCCGGACCTTCAGGCTCGCCGTGAGGCCGTCGCCGCGGAGGTCGAGCGGATCGACGC